GTATAAAAACCGACTCCATAATCCTCCACTTTGTTTCCTGTACCCACTACTATACCACCTACATTGGCAGCGACATGATATAATGTCACCATTCGTAATCTGGATTTAGTATTGGCTTTTGCCATTGGATTACCAGTATACTCCATTGTAAATTCATCTGTCAAATCTGACATAAACTTTGCATAAGTTTCAGAAAGATCTGCTTTCAATCTTTTTACATTAGGAAAGTTACATTCCAACCAGTAAAGGTGTGCATCAGATAAGGTCTCTTGATCTTTACTTTGGTTGAGTGGCATACCTATTGCATAAACTGGTCTACCAGTCTTTGCTGCAAGAGTAGAAGACACGGCAGAATCTATTCCTCCCGATACTCCTACTACAAAACTTTTTACTTTGTTCTCATTGGCATAATTACATAACCATCCGACTACATCTACTGCCAATGATCGATAATCTTTTACTCGATTCATTTTTTAGTTGCTAGAATAACTGTGTTCTCATAATCACGACCCACATCAAATGTGTAGTCCGCTTTAACTCTTTCTATAAAATCATTATAGTAGTTTTCATTAAAATTGACAAGGTTATATATCATATAAACATACTTTGAATTAGTAATAATCTTATCATAGTATGCCATCTGTGTGGGTAGATCACATTCAGATAAAGCATAGTTGCTTATAAAAAGATCCACATCTTTGATCTCTTCATACTCTGTGGATGGGATACAAGTTACCTTGTCTTTCAGATCAGGGAACTGATCCAAATACTTTCTTTGTAAGGCAGATACCTCTGGTAAATCAATTAAAATATATTCATCAAACTCACACACTTTACTCAACACTCTACACAATCCACCATACCCGCCACCTACTTCAACAACCTTACCAACTTCAGCTCCATCAAGTAAGAATCCCATCTCAAAAGTATTCTTCATATACCTTAGAGTAGTGGGTGATATTGTACCAGTCATGCCTGGATATGGATACAGTTCTGGATTACCAATCTTATCATTCTCCTTGAAGGCATCAAGGTGTGACCAAACTGCATCTTCATTCATATCCTTACAGATGTTTAGATATGCCTGTCCTTGTTCTTTCAATACATGTTCTAAGATAGTCTTATACTTAGGGTTTGATTTGAATACTGCAAATGCCTCATCAGATGCAACTGCTTCTCTACATGCCTCTAAGTATTCTACGGCAATTTGATCTTCTGCTTGCCATCCACTACGAGTTTCATAAACTTCGGTAGCAGATACGTCAATTGTTTCACTCATGTTAGTTGTGGTTTTTGATTTCTAAGTGGGTCTAGTTGATAGAGATAATTTCCATACATGAAATCTTCAGCGACTCTCATGCACTTGGCAATCTCAAAGTTTTCTTGTATTACATCCTTCTTGGATTCATAATACTCTTCGGTCAATTTATCCCAAGGAATTTTATCCCAAGGAGAGTGTTGATCTAAGAATATAATACCATCTGGATTAAAATACTGTGCGACTCCAACAGTCCCATAGTATACAGGGATAGTACCACATGCGAAACAATCTGTCAACTTCTCTGTGAAGTACGTTGGATAGTTTGCGTTCTCGCAAGCGAAGGAAAACATGTAATCAGCAAGTCCTTTTGACTTCTCTTTCAATGGCAACTCATGTGTTAATCCCCAACCATATAAATCATCCTGACCAAACTTATCTACGAATGCCTGAACAACTCTAAGTCTACGGCGATGTCCTTCTGTGTATCCTTTATTGGATGCGATCATGGAGACAAGTTTGGATTTAGTATAGATGTCTCTATCCATAACCCAAGGAGCAGCATTAGACAAACAATAAAGAAATTTACCATCAGGGCCAACCTCATTTGTGAGTCTCTGATCAGCAGTAAAGATCCCATCAACACGACTAGCAACAAAATCATAATTATCTTCTATGAATTTATACTGTTCTGGAATAATCTCTCTAGACTCTAACAACCAAATGAATTTTGGTTTGTCAGAATCATCTTCTAAAACTTTGAGTGCTTCTCCATTCACATATAGATTTACTAGACCAGTTCCATTATGCATCCATCTAGTATAGACAGATCTATTGTTTGCTGATGTAGATGGTTCTAATGAATCATTACAAAATAAATTGATTGGAAACTTTTGATCTGGGCCAAGAACAGGAAAGTCCATTCCCTCTGGAGTCTTCTTAGCAGCTTCCATTGCCTGTTTAATTATGGCAACTTCATTATCAGGAATCATAATTTTTTTTCATCTCCTCAAATACTTTTTTTAATCCATCTGGTACAGATGTTTTGTGTTGCCAGAATTCGTTTATGTAAAGATCTGGTACGTTCCTAGCATCTTTCTGCACTTCATCCTTCGATTGTGCAGGCGTAACCGTGATCGTCTTTCCAATACCAGCGAATAGTGACTTAATTTCTTCTGCAATTTCCAACACAGTTGTATAAACACCAGTAGTAATATGAAGTTCATCGTCAGAAGTGAGTTTATGGTATGATTCCATGACAGTTTCCAACGCTTCACAACAGTCTTCTGCATAAAGAAATTCCCTCGCTTCAGTTCCGTCTGTCATCATATCTATATCACCAGACTCGAACCCTTTACGGATAAAGTCAGTGATAACATGTGCTTTGTTCATGTCCTTTTCAATGCCATATACATTCCAGAACTTGACAATCAATCCACCTAGAGATCTAGTATATAACTCACCAACTCTTTTCAATACACCATAAGGAGAGTAAGACATGTTACTCATCTGAGATGATGCAAAGACAAATGGTTTCTTATACTTCTCTATAAGACCAAAGGCATTTGCCATGAGTCTGGTATTATTATCAATAAACTTAAATGTATGTTGATACTTTTTAAGATAGTGTGAACCACCTACATCAAAGGCGAGGAAGTAAACAAAATCTGCCATGTATATTTTGGCTTCAAGTTCACCATTAGGAATGACCGTCATGTCCTGATCACTACCATTAGTAATGTCAAACTCTAGAACTTCATTCCCCATACGACTAAGGTAGTCAGTAAGATATGCTCCTACTTGACCACCCGATCCCAATACTAAAATCTTACGAGAATTTTCTTCGTAATTCATATCATCATAATCCATGTCTGTAATAACTACCTCCATCAAAGCCAATCAATAGAATGTTTCTCATCAAAATTTACCAATCCTGTACCACTCATGTGTCCCACTTCAGTTACATTTATTTTTGGATATGTAATCCTGTTCCAGAAATCTTCAATCTCTGGCCATTGTGGGCCAATATCATCCAGTAAAACGAGGCCTTTCCATCCCTTCTCCTCTAACCACTCAAACATTTCCTCTTCCTGTACACCATCATGAGGATCAACGTCAAGCATTATAATAGAGATGTTATCAAAATCTAAAGTATCATCTTCACGAAAATCTTTAATATTAAATTGAACATTAGACTTACTAATACCAGAAGAGGCGCCCTGTTCTTGCAAGTCATAACTCATAACGTTATTAGTTTCGTTATAAGATAGTGCAAGAGCAGATCCGCCTGTCCTTGTTCCAACATCTAAGATGGTGGTGTTATTAAATTGTGTCGATAACCAAGCATACAACCTATACTCACTCTGACCAGCAGTGAGCCAGTCATTTTCGTTGAGTGATTGTTTTGCAAGGTGAGAAATGTCTAAGGATTTGATCGCATCCTTATCAAGTTTGATAGTCTTTTCAGTTACTGTTGGCATGTTCTAGTTCCTTTGATGTAATTTCAACTACGCCATGTTGACGAGATTTAATTTGTTCAGTGATCCAAGCATAAGTCTTGGCGATACCTTCTTCAAGAGTCTGTGAGTAATCCCATCCAAGTTTCTCTCTTACAAGATCATTGTTTGAGTTACGTCCACGCACTCCTAGAGGTGCATCGAGTTTGTGCATCTTTGTCACAACTTTACCTGATACTTTAGCTGCAGTTTCTACCAACTCATTGATAGTAACCATTTCTTCAGAACCAATGTTAACTGGGCCTTGGAAATCTGACTGCATCAATCTACGAGTTGCTTCGATACACTCGTCGATGAAGAGGAAGGATCTTGTCTGCAAGCCATCACCCCACACCTCAATCGCTCCTCCCACTTCTGGGAGTAGTGCGACCTTACGGCAGATTGCTGCTGGAGCCTTTTCTTTTCCTCCATCCCATGTTCCTTCGGGGCCAAATATATTGTGATAACGGGCAACCCTAACAGGAATATCATGGTTACGATTATATGCCAAGTAGAGACGTTCGGAAAATAGTTTCTCCCATCCATACTCTGAGTCTGGGTTGGCTGGGTATGCTGATGATTCACGGCAGTCAGGATTCTCAGGGTCTAATTGATTATGTTCTGGGTACATACACGCAGAACTAGAATAGAATATCTGAGTCTTATTGACACCAAGTAATCTATTCAACTGAACCTGTTCGTTTAATACGTTAAGATTAATCGAGGCAGAGTTATGCATGATATCAGCAGAGTGTTCATCTGTAAAGATGTAACCAGCTCCACCCATGTCCGCAGCAAACTGATAGATCTCATCAAAGGAACCTCCTTCAACATCTAACACTCTTGCAACTAAACCTACTTCTCTTAAGTCACCTTGAATGAATTCGTCAGCAGCACTTTCGGTAAAATCGGGGTACTTAATATCCACACCACGAACCCAATACCCTTCTGATCGTAGTCTCTTTACCATGTGACTTCCTATGAAGCCGCCTGCACCCAATACTAGTGCTGTCTTCTTATCCATACAAGTTTTAAATAAACTTCAACTTATTTAGTGTATCACACACTCACTGTTTTCGCAATAACCGAATCTAAAATGTTAACAGTTGGAAACCATCCTAGTTCCATTAGAGGCATGATATCTGCACATAATGAATCAGGTTCATTAGGTGTGTCTTCCTTGATAGGAAGATGACCCATACCCATGGCATTAGCCAATTCTATTACAGAAGTTTTATGTCCTGTACCAACATCAATCGTACCTGTATATGAACTGGGAATCAAAGTTGCGATAGCTCTGACAACATCTAATACATGAACCCAATCTCTCTCATGTCTTGTAATATATTTTGCAGTTCCTTGTTTCAACATCTCATATAACATATCATCTCTACTACCTTCCTCTGACCAGACATTAAAAAACCTCATACCCACACTGTTAGGTGGAGCCATGAGTTCATTTACTTTCTTTGTTATTGCATAAGGATTTTGCCACCAACCATATGCACCAGCAGAACTTGCATACAGCAAGCGAGTACCATACTTTCTACAATAATCAAAAATGGGTTTAGATTTTTCAACATTGTTCTCCCAGAATTTATCAGGATTATCTACACTATCTCTGAGTGCAGCATAGGCAGCAAGATGAACTATGAGATCATAGTCTGCACACCCAACGTCTGCAAAGTCTCCTATATCATCTGGTCTATCTAGACCATCAACATCAAAGATGTCACTTAGAAAATCAAAGACATGACTGCCAATAAAACCTTTATGACCTGTGACTAATACTTTCATTCTTCACCGCTCTTCATACTATCCATATATTGTTTGTCATTAATCCCTGCGGTATTTACCTGTGACAAACCTATGGAACCTTGATACCAACCAGTAGCAATATACTTATCACTCATAGGAGGATTGCCTCTGTGTAAGTGAGTGTAACTTCCAGGCCATATTACAACAGTTCCTTTTTCTGGTTTTATCTTAAGTTTCTGATATAAAAATTCTGTCTCTCCACCCTCCTCAACATCATTTAAATATACCATCCATGCCATAGTTCTGGTTTCTAAATTCCAATTTATATTTTCTCCATGAAACATATGATAACCCTGAGTCGGTAATGTTTTTTGTAAAAGAACAACAGCACTCACATAATTAAAGTTAGTTAGATATGAAAACTCATTGATGTAATAATATAAACAACCATTTACAAACTCCATTAAAGTTTTAGATTCACCAGGCGAAAAAGCATCTAAACAAATTTGTTTATCTTTAACATGTGTATAATTTCTTCCACCCATGACATGCGAAGCTTCGCTCATATAGTTTACCAAATAATCACAGAAGTCTGGATTAACAGCATTAGGGAAGATGCCTATAAAATCTTTTATTTCAAAATTGGGTTCATCCATTTAGTCACCAGTATTGTAAGGGGCATGAAGAGGCTGTGAATCTAACTTTATTAACTAAGAAGCAACCACACTCTTTACATAAGTGACGTTCCTCATCAAATCTATTACACTCTCTACATATATCTATTCTAGCTTTCTTTACCTCTGGGGGAACCATTAGATTCCCATTAGAGACAAAGCCTTTTAATATATCATACGCTGTCTTTGAGAAAAATTTTGCCTTCTCTAGGTTAGATGGTTCGTCAGTCATCCTTAACGTAACAAGGAACCCCAGCAGGGTCTAACCACTTTGTATATTCAAAGTCATCTATAGCAGTTTTAAACTGCATGAAGTTAT